TTAACGACCCATGGCCTTATCAAGTGCCGCTTGGCTAATCTTAACCTGCCCGGTGCCCTCTGGCGCGAAGCACATCACGAACGCGTCGGCCAGGTTCGGGCTTGCGACTTCGCGCTTTGCCAGGTCTTTCTTGGATTCAACCTTGACCCGCCCGTTGTTGTCGAAGTCTCGCCGCGGCGTCGACAGTTCAGCCTTCAGCTTCGCCAGGTTCGGAATATCGCCCGCAATGGATATCAACTCGTCGGCAGGGTAGACCGCGCCAGTCTTGATAGCGTCGTAGGTATTGCGGAATCGATCCGCCACAAGCCACCACGTCTGTGACTTGATGTTCGAAAAGAAATCTTTGTTCTTGATTTTCTCCATGCGGTCGCGGGCATAAAAGCCTTCCGGGTCATGGACGGCCCCGCCCGCATTGAACTTGGAGTAGCGTACGCGCCGCTTTTGCGCGACGTTCAGTTCGTCGAACTTGCTCCCGGCCGATGCGCCGACCCCAATCGAGTCGTAGCGTATGACCGCACCGCGGGCGATTGCCGCGGCGTAGGTGCGCGAACAGGACTTGAGCAGCGCATCCTCTTGCCCCTTCCACTCATCGCACCACAGCGCCACGGAGCCATGCGCGTGCACGTTGGCGCACTTGTCGTCCCCATCGTCGGCCACATCGAAGCCGACGACGCTACGTCCTTCGGCGGCAAAGCCTAGCTTGATGTGGGCATCAATCGCAGCTTCGATCCAAGACAGTTTTATGATTACGCGGGCATCGTCAGTCAGCGGCACGCCGCAATAAATGTGCTCGTATGAATCGCGGTCCTCAAGCTCGGCAGCCTTGATGACCGACAAGATGGTATCCGACAGGAATGGGTTTTCATCATAGTTGATCTTTCGAACAACTGTGTCCGGCGGGGGATTAACGACGAACCTTTGATAGACGAAATCGCTAGTAAATCTCGGATTGAATATCATCCAATGTTGCGAGCCCTGCTTACGCAACGTCGGGTCGATGATCTTCCATTGTTCCTCAGTCAGCAATTGGCATTCCTCGTGCCAGGCTATGTCGATCGACTCAAGCGATTTGATTTCACCAATGTTGCGGGCGATGCCGTAAAACATAAATTCGCTGCCAGTCGTCCGATGCTTTATGGACGATTCGAGGAATTCAAACTGATCGGCAATCCCAAAGCGTTCGGCCTGAATCTTGAGCAAGGCGTACACCGAGTCGGCAATGCGGTTTTGAAATTGCCGGGTGCAGACAACGCGGATTTTGTACCGTTGCGCCAGGAAGATTGCAAAGCCGGCGGCGTCCCATGACTTTGACGAAGATCGGCCGCCGTAGAGTACGCGATTGCGGGCGGGCTTGAGCCAGAAGGGCCGCAGCGCGTTATTTAGCGTTGGCGTAGAACTCATCAAGGCTCTTTGCTTCCAGGTGCATTACGTCGACCCGCTCTTTGCTCATACCGAGATAGCGGGAGATGTTCGTCAGGGCGGCATCTTGGTCGCGCATGTTGACCTTGATGCCGTTGCGCGTCTGTTCAGCACCAGCGTACAAAGGATGCCGCTTTAGCTTCCTCGTGTCGGCCACGTGTACGCTCGCTACGCCCTTCCCGCCGCACTCCGGGCATCCAGGCAGTGGGTCGGCGTTCGGATCGAACCCGAAGCCACCCATGCCGTCGGGGGCGGGCTTGCCGGAATCCACGGCTTTGTCGACGGCGGCGCTGTACTCCGATTCCGTCCACTGGTACTGGTGCCCGTAACCATGGCAATGCCTGCAGCACGTTCGCCTCACGTCGACCAAATCATTGGGGTCCGCGAAGGCTATTTTACGCCATTGAGCTAAGACCATTTCGGGCGTAATGCTTGCGGCGACGGCGCATTCTTCCATGCGCTCTTTGATCGCCTCCGCTATATTAATATTTTTCAATAGTAAATGGGCTTGCTGGCCGGCTCCGTTTTCGGAGTATCCGGCGCGAATGGCGGCCTGCGTCGCGTTCTCATCGACGCAATACTCGTTCACGAATCGGCGTTGTTTAGGTGTCAGGCTCATAGTGACTAGATTCTAGCCCCTGGCGGCCACAAGAAGCAACCACAACGAGGGCGACGACGGGTTTCACCCTGTCAATTTTAAGGGGTAAATACGGGGTTGTGTAAAAATTACCCTTTATAATCAATAGTCTACTCTATATATACCCCGATACACTGTAATAATAAAACGCTGTACACCCTAGACCCATGTATATTACTATAGTGGATAGTACTATCGTATATAGTAATATACACATTGCTGTATACCGTAGAACTTGAACGGCTGCGGGTAATGAGTTACGGGGTACTTGTTTTCCCTATATTTATATGATATTCTAACCACTCAATCACATAAGGGGCATATGATGGACATTAAAACTCGGAAGCAAGCGATGTTCGACGGTGAGAATACTTATTTCACCGGGACTCCATGCAAAAACGGACATATTACATATCGCTACGTACAGTCAGGAACTTGCTATGAATGTATTAACGGGCATAGGATTTCTGCAGATTCCAACACCGCTAAACTTAGGGAATCCAGATTGGCGGAAACTTCTAGCGCATTGAAGGTGAAAACTGACGCGAAATCAAGTTTGGTTCTGGTCAAGGTTCGTATTGTCCCGAAGGTACGTGAACAAGTTGCGGCCGCGGCGTTCGCTCTAGCAAACTTGCGTTACCCGTGCTTGAGCATGACGGACGTCGACCCGGAGCGGGCGCCAACTGACCGCCACCCATCATCAGGCCAGGCGCTCTACTCTTTCTATTGTCACGACGACGATGTGGCGATGCTGCGGCTTATCGCCAAGGAGGCGGTCGCGGCCGTTACGCCCACGTTTCATATCGACTTGAATGCCCAAATTGCCCTGAATGTTGGCCAGGCGATTGCTGCGGGCGATATCGTAGACTCGACGCCCCCTATGTCCTTCAAGTAGCCCCGGGAGCCCTTGGCGGGGCTCCGTGTGGCCGCTAATGTCAAAGGTGCGTGTCGACCCGCCTGGCGGCCAGGTAGTTGCAACGGGCGACCGCAATACTTAAGCCGTCCGTGGTGCGTTCGTAGGCGCTGTCGCTAGTGCTATGGGTCACGCCCACAACCATGACGGCATAGGCTTTGCCAGTATCCAAGACCCAATAGCGGCCCCCGTGGGCCTCATGCTTTATGTCTTTCTCGCGGTAGCTCATAGGTGCGCCTTAGCAGCCGACGCGAACGCCAGATGAAGATCGACCGCTTCTTGCCACTCCCGCACCACATAAGCTGGCTCCTTGCTACGGATAGCGGCTTTCAGTGCAACGCCGCAAGCATCGGCCGCTTCAACTTCAATTGTGTAGCACTTAAACCAATCAATGGGGCGACCGATGCTGTTGGTCGAAAAGTCGTCGGAAGCCTTGCGGCATTTATTGGCGAAGTTGAAGGCGTTGTACATTTGGTTGCGCTCCGTTGAGTTGATGAATGAAGTATAGATAAATAATTTATCTATGTCAACGGGTAATTGTGTCGCGGTAGTGCATTGCATAGGAGCCCGCCGGGCAAGTGCAAATGCCACACGTCGGCCGGAGCGTCCGAATGTAGTAGAGGGCTTCCGCAAAGGTCAGGAACGAAGCCGGGGGGAACCCGCCGGCCCGGGACGGATAAACGGTAGTCACAGCGCCCCCATGCTCAAGAGTGTCGGAAGGGCGGCAAAGGCTTTGCAATCTTCGACGCGGTCGTAATACTTGCCGCCGCCATCATGACGGCCCAGCGCCAGGCGGTGCGATGCGACAAACCATTTGCCAGCGGACGCCATGAAATAGGCGCAATACTCAACGCCGGCCCGGGTTGCGGTGAAGTAGTCGACGCCGCCTTCGGTGGTTTTGGTAATCGGGGTGCTGTTTGCTGTTGCCATGTTCGCCGCTCCTTGAGTTGATGAACGAATTATAGATAAATTATTTATCTATGTCAACAAGAAAAAGCCCCAATTAAGGGGCCTATAAAGTTGTTCAGGATTTCACAGTAGCCGGCCAAGCGTTGTAATGGGCTTCTACCAGCACCAGGGCGGCCCGGTATTCAACGGCATGCACGTTGTCGCCGTGTTCCCCTTGCAGTTTGTCCCGGAACTCTTCCACGGTCCCGAAGAAGCAACCGGCACGAAGGTAGACGCCCTTTTCCGTGAGAAATGCTGCTAAAACGTCTTGCCGCGAACCGATTGGGCCAACCGCGAAATACGGACGGTCGCCCGTCAACTTACCCGCGTCCCCCAGGTTCGCGCCGCGCAGGTTCGCGTCCCCCAGGTCCGCGCCGTACAGGTCCGCGCCGCGCAGGTCCGCGCCGCGCAGGTCCGCGCCGCGCAGGTTCGCGTCCCCCAGGTTCGCGCCGCGCAGGTTCGCGCCGTACAGGTCCGCGCCGCGCAGGTTCGCGCCGCGCAGGTCCGCGCCGTACAGGTCCGCGCCGCGCAGGTCCGCGCCGCGCAGGTTCGCGTCCCCCAGGTCCGCGCCGCGCAGGTCCGCGCCGCGCAGGTTCGCGTCCCCCAGGTCCGCGCCGCGCAGGTCCGCGTCGCGCAGGTTCGCGTCGCGCAGGTTCGCGTCCCCCAGGTTCGCGTCCCCCAGGTTCGCGCCGCGCAGGTTCGCGCCGCGCAGGTTCGCGCCGCGCAGGTTCGCGTCCCCCAGGTTCGCGCCGTACAGGTCCGCGCCGCGCAGGTCCGCGCCGCGCAGGTTCGCGCCGCGCAGGTTCGCGCGGTACAGGTTCGTTTTCGCGTTTACCGCAACGGCCAACGTAATGGCGAGGGTGTTGTCGGTGCACTCGTGTGAGAAAAGTATTTCAAGATCAAAGTGGCTTTTGATTTCGATTTTCATGGTATACGCTCCGGGTTGTTTGTAAGGACTACGGTTGTATTATAGATAAATTATTTATCTAGTGTCAACACAAATTGCACGGGCGTCGGAGCGGGAAAGCATCGCGCCCAATCCTCCAAGCACTCCGGGCAAATAGGTTGACCGGCGCGCTCCTCGTGCGGTTGCGACCGGATGATATTAGGCCTCATGCAAAAGCCGCATGTTGCGTGCGTGTGAGGCTGTCGGCGCTCAAGCATGGGCCACTCCTTGCAACGGGAAGGGGACGCCGGCCCGCGCATTGTTGGCGCGCTCGTAAGCCTTGGCGGCCTCTCCGGCGCCTTGAATGTGGAAGTCAGCGGCGGCCACATTGCAGAATAAGCGCGGCTTTCCTCCGTCCGGAAGAACTAGATTATTCACCCGCCCGTCGTGCAATGCTGGGTGAAATTCGTAACCCATGGCCTTGAGCATTTCCCGGCGCTTGGAGTGCGTGACACGGCGGCCGGCGCCCAAGCGCTCAAGGAGGCGGTCGAGTTGGATAGAGGAAATCCAGCCGCCGCAAAAGCCCGGGAGCCCCTGGCCGACGGCTTCGACAATTTCTTGCTCAATGCCGCCCGTGCTGGCCTCGATAGCCTCAGCGGTCGAGCTGGTAGCCGGAGCGCGCTGGCATTTCGTTGCCGGGTTGTAATCATCCGGGATTGGGAAGGTGTGCAAAAGCTCCGACACGATGGCGTAACCGTCCGCCCTGAGCCAATCGTACAGCTTGGGGAAGTAATCCCCGACCATGCCGTCCCGCGTAAGGTCGGCCGCCTGTTGTTGAGCTGAGAAGAGGGTACAAATACGGCGGTCGTTTTGCGTCTTGCGTACCGCGTCTTTATGGTTGCTGTTGAGCATGAAATTGCCGCACACGTCCGCGGAGATTTGGTCGACGCCCTTGCCTTCAATCTCAAGGCCGTCGCCGCCGGTAATCATCGGCTTCAATTCCTCAAAGACTTCCGCCCGGCTGTCCGGTAAATAGATATCCTCAACGCCATAGAAGACTTTGCCCAGCATCCAGCTATTGAACTGCGCGGCCAGTTTGGAAGCCTTCGGCCAATGCACGTACCGGCGCCCCACGGCTTCCGCAACGCAACGGGTGAACAAGGTTTTGCCGTTCCCTTCGACGCCTTGCAGCAAGGGTGCCCATTGGAATTTAATCCCCTTGTGTTGCACGCATGCGGCCATGTAGCTGAGGAGAATCAAGCGGTCGCGCTCGTCAGGGAGCACCCGGCGCAAATGGTCAAGGAACGGCGTCGCGTCCCCAACTTTGCGGGGCACGTCGACCGGCCAATAGGTGTTAACAAATACCTGGCCGCCGCGTTGAATGAGGGCGCCGGGCGCTTCGTCAGGGCGGAAGCAAGGAGCATTGGCCCGGGGGCAGCGGTACGCCTGGCTTTGCGTGAAGGCTTCCCAGGCGTCCCGGGTTGTCTTTTCGTTCGCCGTGTCCATGGTGAAGGTGTAGCCACCATAAGCAACTTTGAATTGCTCCGGCTTGAGCATGACGCCGCCGGGGACCAAGACCCGGTGCAAATCCTGTATATACACGCACCCAGCGAAAAGGCGCAATTGCTCTTCATTGTTGGCGAAGGTAGAGCCCGTGACCAAGGTCGGCTTTGGGGGTTCGTTCGTGGCGCTTGGCGCGGGGCTGTCAGGGGCGCCGGCCACGGGCTCCGGGGCCTTGTCCGTCAGCACTTCAAATTGACGCCCTACGGCCCCCAGGATGGTGCGCTCAAGATATGGGTCGCTATGCCTGTCCCACTTGTCGCGGACGAGGGCACTTTGTCGCATCAGGCGGTCAATTCGCTCACAGTTTGCGCCGGTCCAAAAACTAAGATGTTGTGCCAGCGCAGCGTCGGCCGACGATGCGTCATATGCCCGAACGGGGTCAGGGTAGCAGCGAGAAAGCGCGTCAATGTTGGCAGTCCATAAATCGGCAAAACTAGCACGACCGCCGAACGCGGAAGCCGTGGATTGTGACCGCAACGCCCGTTTAATCAGTTCTTCATCTGAAGTCGGTCCGCGCCACTCGCTCCGCGCTTCGGTGGTCCATTCTTGGGCCAAGCCTTGGGCGGATTCGTTCGGGAAATAATCGGCAACTATCGCCGGGAGAAGATGCGAGAAGTCGACGCCAGCGTTGCCGACTGCGTTCATGCCCGTCAAAGTCATGAAGCGTCCGCTATGATAAAATTCAAGCCCCAGCGCGATATTCTTGCAACCGTGCGCAGGCGGTCGACCTGATCCAAATATGTGAAGCCCGGTCCCGCTGGGGCTCACTTCGATTGCGGCCCCGTTAAGCAATTGGCAAAGTTGATTTGCGACAGGCGACCATTGCCCGTTGACTAGACATGCGTCAATGTCGAGTGCCCAAAACGGGTCGGATTCGGTAAAAACAAACCCGAGTCCGAAACTTTGCCCAAAGTTTGCGGCGGCGGCATATGCGGTGCCGGAATCAGTCCAATACGCAGGATCATGAGCGGATACCACGCGGCCGGTGCGAAAATCACACGGTAATTTGTCCCACTTTCCGGGTCTACTTTGACTCGCAACCAATTTGTAGACGATGAATTGGCGGTATTGCGCCATTGCCGAAAGCGGCCCTTGTAGGGCAGTAATTATTGAATTAAGCATGGATTCAGCCCGCCAGCGTATTCAATGCGCGGGCCTTCAATTCCGGGTCGGCCTTTTGGGCATGCACGTCGCCCATCGCCAAACCTTGAGCCAAAATCGACAAATTTTCAGTCAGCACAGCCGACCTCATGATCGTTCGACGCATGGCCGTCATGGTGCCGAAATATTTTGAGACAAGCCCGTCGGCGCATTTCGCCTCACGCGCAACAGCGTCACGGGTCAACTTCGACCAGCCGCCGGGCTCGCCGGCCACAATCAGCGCCGCGGTTAAAATCTCATATTTCCGGTCGTCGGGTTTTTTTCTCATGGTTGTCTACTCGAAAAATGTACGGGGTATTGTGTATTTTATTGACGCGGCCGTCAACGATAAATATCAGCGCGTCCGATGTTGATAAAACAATTTTCTTTCGACCACGGTAGCTTGTTGTTAACTCGACTAATCGTCTGATTGGCTGATATTTGCCGGAAATCGTTTAAAAATTGCTCGAAGTCTACCCATCGCGGGTCGAACTCGTGGCAAACCTTGTTGACGTTTCGTTCCTTACCTAGCTTGCAAATCCCGATGATTTTTGCCCAAGCGCGATATATCGACGTCCGATTGCCTGGCGTTTGCTCAATATCCCCAGTGCAATTCGCGTGTTTAGTTTTAGTCCCGACGTTTCCTTCCTTATACAAGCAACCGCACGACTTTGTGATACCGTCTCGCAAACTTCCGGGGTTGACGACTTTTTGAGCACCACATTCGCATAAGCAAACAAGCATATGGCGCGACCCTCGATTAGCTTTCGGTCGATGTTCGTACCCCGTGACGAGAAGACGCCCGAATTTCTTATGCAAATATGGGGATATATCGAAAATCAGGCCCCTGCTCATAGCGTGCCCTCTCCCGTGCAGAAGGCAGCGTCGCCGCCGCCCGACGTGACCAGTTGAGCCCATGCCAATTGCGCTTGCTCATGGTCGTCGCCGGTATAGCGCCAGCCAACTTTTTTACATTCGCGGGACACGAAGAGCGCAACGCATTGGCCGACGTGCCGCTGCTCAATAAGCATTGGGCGCCAGCCTATCAGGTCCGCGGACTTCATGACTGCGTTGACCTGCTTTGACTCATTCGCCAGGCCATAGCGCACAGGGACGCCCCGGGAATCAATCAGGGCGCCGACATTGTTGCGGAATAGGCGTACCCCTTTGCGGGCGGCTTCCAGGCGAACGGCGGCTTGTACCGCGGCTTCACTGGTGCCCTTTACTTCCGGCGGTAGGCCGTGGCCGCCGTGCATGCCAAAGAGCCCGGCAAGCTCTTGGAGTGCGGCCATAGTGACCCCGTGTCGGGCGGCCCATTGGTAGACGGCGGGGCTCATTGACGCGACCAGTATCCATTATCAATAGGTGCGTCAATTTCCAAATTTGCCACAGGAACCGCCCGCGTTCGATCTTGAAATTTAACATCAACCGTTTTGCCAAAAACTCCGACAACTTCCCCTCGAAGATCGGCCATATTTTTGTCGCTACCGCAACGTTTAACGACGGACGATTTGAATTTAACTTGATTTCCAATTTTCATGGTCGGCACTCCAAATAAGTTTCTATGAAAGCTTGCGCTTGCGCGGCGTTGATCGCGTTACCGTAGGCGCGCAGGCGTCCCACTCGGGCGGGAGCCCCATGAGCCAACGGGAATGTGCCGGGTTCAACTGGCCGCCACTTTCCATCTCGGCAAAAGAGCCAATCAGCATCCGACCATCTGCCGTTAACCGGGCCGGTTGAGGGTGTTGCGTCAATAACGCCTGAAACTCCGTGCAACTGCCGCCCTGCGCGTATTGCGTCGACTGCTGGTTCGCCGTTGGTGTGGTCCACCCGGCAAGCAAATCTTGCCGGGGCAACTGGTCGAACCTCTCCGAACCGTCCGCCCTCGGTTTTATGTCCGCTCCCGAATCTTTCCAATCCCGCGTCGTTGGTGTTGTCCACGCGCTCAATTTGGCGGCCCCTGGCAACTTCAACGCTATTTTGCGCGACCCGTCCAGATTGGTCCCGGTGTAGCAATGCGTTGACCCAAGGCTGTCGTTGACTATCGGAGTCGGCCAGCCAGTAAAGCCGGTCGCGGATATGCGGGGCGCCGACGCCCGCAGACGGAAACGGGACCGCCCCGAAGGCGTAACCCAAGGCTTCCATGTCAGTTTGTACAAGGTCGACCCATATATCAGCGTCTTTGCTGCTAACCTGTTCACCAAAGACGACGACAGGGCTTCGCTGTCCAATGAGATGGAACCATGCTGGCCATAAATGCCGCTCGTCAGCAAACCCATTTCCCTGGCCTGCTTGGCTGAAAGGTTGGCAGGGGCAAGAGCCCGTCCAAACAGGGCGGCTGTCGCCCCATCCGGCACGACGCAAGGCATAGGACCAAACCCCGATGCCGGCAAAGAAATGGCATTGTGTGAATCCGGCAAGGTCGCTTGGTTTAACATCCTCAATACTCCTTTGGTCTACTTCACCCGGCGCAATGTGGCCGGCGGCAATTAGGTTCCGTAACCACTGTGCGGCGTACGGGTCGTTTTCATTAAAATAGGCTTTAGGCATGGTCGTCGCTTTTATGGGTTAGTCGAGAAGTATGCCCCAGCGTTGACGGTTCCGTCAATACCGAACTTGGCAAGCTCGACGGTCACGCGCTCCGCAAGCTCCGCGGCTTCCCTGGCGTTGAGGGTTTGCGCGTTCGCAACGTCGACGCCGAACTTGTGATAGAAGCGGCGGTAACTTTCGGACTCCCCGCGGCCTTGGGCATTCTCAAGCCCCGCCCACCAGGCAATGACATTCCGCAAAGCCTTTTGGCCTTCCCGGCGTTCCCAATGCCGTCGGCGCACGGCCCCGACCACTTCCGGCCCGGCGCCGTAGGGAATGACCGGGTCGCCGTCAATGCGGGCAATCTCCCCGCGCAAGGCGGCCAGGGTTTCCGCGTCAAGCTCCAACAGGTCGCCGTCGACAAACTCCGGGACGCTCCGGCTGGGCGGGGGCGGGTAGTGGCCGCAGTAGGGGCAGCATTTATAAATCCGCTCATAGGGTTGGATGCACTCCGGGTTGACGCAAACCCGCATTGGGATGGCGTCCGACTTGCCGCTGCTTCGGCGCTCCCGGCGGTCTAGTGACCACTCCCGGCGGGCGTCCGGGAGCCCGTGCCGGAGTACGTTGCCGACGTGGTCGATGATGTAGGCGACGGGCTTTTCGCTGGCCGCGATTGCCGCCCGGCGCTGTTCGTCCGTCAAGTGGGCATGTACGGCCGCGGCTTGCTTGGACAGCATGAGGCGCAACGCCCGTCCAAACTGTTGGCAGAAGAGCGCGAAAGACTCCGTCGGCCTGGCGAAGCTCACGACCTCAATTGCTGGAAGGTCGAAGCCTTCCCCGAACAAATCCACATTGACAAGCTGCAGGATTTCCCGGGCCTTGAAGCGCCGGAGAATTTGGGAGCGGAGCGCGTCCGGGGTCTTGGCGCTTACCACTTCCGCGGGCACGCCGGCCGCACGGAACGCCGCGGCAATTTCGGTCGCCGCTTCAACGTCGACGGCGAAGGTAACGCCAAGCTTGCCCGGCGCCAGCTTCAAATAATGGGCCACGACGTCCCCGGTAATGTGGGACTTGTGGACCGCCTTGCGTAGCTGGTCAGCGTTGTAGTCCCCGGTCGCCTGGCTCAAGGCGACTTGGGTCAGGTCAAGGTCGGACGGCGGCGCAAAAATGCGGTAATCCGTCAAATACCCCATGTTGATAATGTCCCGCATTGATGGCGCCAGGACCATGGCGTCGACCAGGCCGTCAGCGTGACGCCCCAGGCCCTTGCCGTCAGCACGCAATGGCGTGGCCGTCGGGAGCAAGCCCCGGGCGTTCGGGAACAGTGCGGCGGCGGCGCCCCACTTGTTGGCCTTCAAGACGTGGTGCGCTTCGTCTTGTACCTGCAAACGCACTTGCTTAAACCACGGGTCGGAAGGGTCCATGCGTATGACGGTATCAACGCCGCCGACGCCGGTCTTCGCGTTCGGGTCAAAGAAGGAATAGCCAAGCTCCGCAACCTGTAGGGCGCTGATTACCCGAATCAGGCTTGAACCCTTCTTAGCACCGACCACACGATGGCGCACGCCGTTACGGGCCAGGGCTATGGAAATTTGGCTTACAAGCTCTTGCCGGTGCGCGATGGCGATAGAGGCGCCCGGTTCATCGTAAAGCACCTTTGACAATAGGACGGTTTTACCTGAGCCCGTGGCGGCCACAGGCATGACATTGACGGCGCCGCCGTGCCAGGCTTCGTACACGCGGCGCTCTAATTCAGCTTGGAAGGGTCTTAGGGCGACGGGCATGGTTAAGCCGACTCCGTTAAGCTGGCGCGTGCGGCATCAATGCGGGCATTGGCGATGGCGGTATATTGCGGGTCCAATTCAAAGCCAATGAATTGGAAACCCTCAAGAATCGCCGCCTTGCCAGTGCTACCGGACCCAGCGAAGGGGTCAACGATCAGCCCGCCCGGCGGCGTGACCAGGCGGCACAGGTAGCGCATAAGCTCCGTTGGCTTAACGGTCGGGTGCGGGTTGATCTGATAAGACTCTTGCCCGCTGCTGCCCGCGTGCCGACCGACGTAAGTCGGCACGCGGTCTTCCAAGCCTTCATTGCGGTCGCGCTTGCCAGCCTTGGCGCAGTATTTAAAACGACTTAGCTCGACCGCCGTAGACTGCTCGCAGTCCTTCGCCCCAGCTTCCCAGTTCGTCGGCGTGATGCTGAACGTGACACTGTCGACATAACCATCGGATATCCAAGGGCTTGTCGTAATCGTCGTGATGCCGGTCGGCCCCCTCGACACCACATTTTGAGCATGGTTGAGCGACAGGGTAATGTTTGCGGGCTCTGACTCTCGCCAAAACTCGGCGCCTATAGTCCGAATCGTTTGCGTAAGCGTATCGCTTAGCTGCCTTAATTGCGTCGGCGTTGCGCTCGTAGAAGGTTGAACCGAGAGCGACACGTCCCACGATGATTCCGCGGGGAGTGCCTTTCTGACTACAGCTTCTAGAGCAATAAATGCGACTTGCCTTT